GCCCATCTCGTTTTGATGCGAGTCGAACGAGCACGACCGGCACGCAAGAGGTGACGCCTGTCGACAAAGGGAAGATCCCCTTGCTTCAGGAACCACTTCATTAGGGCTCCGTAATCATCCAAAATTGATTTTGGTGATACGGACCTGGCTACTACGCCCCTGACAAGGGGGGTTTGTAGCTTAGGGTCATGTCTATACTCCTGGCTAGGGAGATAGTGTCCATGACGACCTAAAAGACTAGAAGTTGAAGACACGAGACCGTCTGTGTCTTTACTCCACTCGATCCATGGAAACGGTATCAAACCCGTTACCAAATGATCGAGATAATCCACTATGTTACCGTAACCCAGGTGAAACATGCGGTTCCTGAGTTCGATAGTGGATACTAGCCTATCTGCGTGACGTGTGTCAGTTGGCAGGGTTCTACGAACGCGCGCGATTGAAACATCGTGGCCGTCGTAGTACTCTTTACCGCAAGACTCTCTGAACTTACCTGTCCAGAAAGACTTTTTGGTATTGATCTTGAAGCCAAAAGCTTCGAGTTCTGCCGTGACACTCTTCACAAATTCTACGGGGACAATAATGTCGTCTCCGTAGACGCGCACCTTACCAAAGAAGGAACGAACACTCTCCTTGGTGAGGGGTATACTAGACTCTTTTTCTATTCCTAAGAAGACGACGGTCGCAAAGACCAAAGCTTCAAAGGGAAAGCAAAGAGCCGATCCCATGGACGCGAACTTGGCCAACGGTATAATACCATGGCCAGGTACAGCAGCCTTTGAGCTCCTTGTTGCGTCGACCACACCTTGTAAGGTGAGAAATCGCGAAATGAGGAGATCTACATGCCGCTTCGAAACCCGATCCGAAGCCTCACTCAAATCGAGTGTGGCAAGAGTTCCAAAAGAGGAGCCCTTTCTCGCGAGCCGTTGATTTGGCTTTTGAGATTTGGAGCAGACGAAATGTCTCGTGTTGTCATGGCGAGACATCTCTTCCATGATCGTAGCGAGAACCCCTTGCTGCATGTACTGCATACAAGTAGGTTCAACAGCTATGATACGTGGGGTTTTGAGCGTCTTGGGGACGAGAATGACCTTTACGGGCC